CTCAGGCTTGGGGAATGGATAATCCCAGCGTAAATACTCTGCTAAGTCCGCAGCCTCCTTTGCTTCTTTCGCTGCCTTCTCTGCTGCCTCAGCTTCCTGAAATGCTTTGCGCTTTGCAACCCTTTCTTCATTCTGGCAAGTGAAAACATACCTTTCAACATCGCCTCTGGTCATTTTATCGTAGCTCTTGGGCTTGGGATATTTGCTATCCCATTCCGGTCTATCCCAGTTAGGATTATCCCGTTCATCCATCACTCCCTCCTGTTCCGGCTCTTGGTCGCTATTACCATTAGCTGTCTTGCTCTGATACCTTAGCAGGACTTCTGTATCACCTACGAAGGCAGGAAAGCCGTTGGCACGGGAAAAAAACTCGTAGATATTCCATACATAGCTAAAGAAGCAATGCTCATCCTGCAACACCGCTTGGTAATTGCTTATGGTTGCCTTGATTTCCTCAATGCTATACTCAACAGTTCGCTTGGCTATGGCTTTCTTGACATCAGAGGTTATCTTAGCACACTTGCCTTTATTGGCTTTAGCATTCCAGTGATCCACTATTTCCTGTGTGTGGTCAATGGCAGGCTCTTTTTTAGGCTTGGGCTTGGCTTGCGGTTGCTTTTGCGGCTGCTCTGCGTCTGCATTTGCGGTTGCATTACAAAAAAAGTTTACAGTGTCTATTTCTGGGAATAGCTCAGAAAATAAAGACAGTAGCGAAGCACTTTCACTTAATGCCTTTTGCTTCACATTTTCAGGGACAGATGAAAATGTTTTTGCCATAGCTTCATTTATGCTTTTGCCTGAATATTTTTGGTGGCGTGTGTAATTCTTAATTAGCACATAATCATCAAAATATTTCATAATCCCATGAGCTTCTAAATCCCTATTTGATTCTTGGATTTGTTCTTTTTTCATTCCTGTATCAAATCCAATATAGGCAACAGGGCAATAAAACAGCCCAATCAAATTAAGGTGTGGCGACGTTAAGTAGTAAATGAATAACAGTTTTGATAACGGAGACAATCCGTTTACTTTGTTATCCGTCCAAAACGAATCAGATACCATTCGCTGTTTCATCATTCGCACCTTGCAAACGTTTAATTACAGCATCATAATCAAAGCGAAAAGACTTGCCTATCTTAACGCAGGGGATCTTGTTTTCATTAGCAAGCCGATAAACTTTGCCACTTGATACTTTTAGCTTTCCAGCCAGCTCTTTTACTTTTATCAGTTCCATTGTAACCTCCTTATGCTTTGAAAAGACAATAAAACGAAACGCATAAATCTGTCAAGAAAAAAAACGAAACAAGACAAAAAAAGAAAAAATGAAAAATTCCTATCATCTCCATTTCAATTACCATCACCACCTCCATTACCATTACCATTAGGACTGTTAACAGAGTGTAAACACCCTGTCAACAGCCCGTTGACACCCTGTATGGAGTATGTTTAATCTTGTAAACAAAAACAACATTCTTGTCTTTAATGAAAATAATACTTGACAACACACACCACTCGCTTATTTTATGCACCATGGGTATCAGACGACTTGCCAAAGATCGCTTAGACATTCGCAAATGCTGCGCTAACTGCGCCATGCTAAAGGTTTGCCCACAGGCTGCTATCCACAAACAAGCCGACCTGATTAACCTCCTCTGCTCCAGATACGAAGCTCCTGCTGCGCAGACAACCGAAGGAAAGACCACGTGAAAGTAGCGAAGCCAAAGCCCAAGACACCAGAAGCTAATTGCAAATGTAAGCAATGTGGAAAGGAGTTTCATTCTACACAAAGCAGGATAAAATCTGGCAGAGGGCTATATTGCAGCAGGGAGTGCTTAGTAGCAAACAAATGGCAAAACGTAATTCATATATGCCAAAATCCACTATGCAAAAATTCATTTGAAGTTTTACAGTCTGTAGATAAAAAGGGGAGTGGAAAATATTGCAGTATCACTTGCAAGGCAATTGTGGCAACGGGAACAAAAAAGCCAAGAAATGTTGATAATTGCATTTGTCAAAACCCCTTGTGTGGCAAGGTATTTTCCATGATGCCATCAAAAATCAAAGAGGGAAAGGGAAAGTATTGTTCAAGAAAATGTGCATCAGATAGTCGAAAAGGTGAAAATCACCATAACTGGAAAAACGGGAAATATGCAGAAGCTAACGGATTGAGAAACACAATTAGATATGCAGAATGGAGAAAAGAGGTTTATGAAAGAGACCAATATACCTGTAAGCATTGTGGGGAAACTGGAAGAACAGCATATTTACAAGCTCATCACGTTATCCCCTTTAGCGTTGACGAAACACTTAGATTTGAATTATCAAACGCCATAACACTTTGCACCAATTGTCATAAAAAAGAACATAAAAGACTTAGAACGCTTCTTAAAGACAAGCAAATGGACTTTTTCGTAGTATAATGAAAACATCTAAAACCACAAAGCCCAAAGGGAGACCATGCATCTTAGAGGTAAATCCCGACACCATTAAAATGTTTTATGCATTTGGAGGGTTTCGGGCTACTCACGAGACAATGGCAGGGATATTGGGGTGTTCACATGATACTATCCAAAGAACATTTAAAGATGAAACCAATCTTTTATGCGTATCTTATAAAAAGGGAATTTCAGAGCTTAAGCAAAAACTATCAGAAGCCCAAATACATGCTGCTATAAACGATAAAAACCCCACATTGTTGATATGGCTTGGGAAACAATACCTAAACCAAGCAGAAACTCCGCAAATTAAAAATGAGCATACTCCCGAAACAATAGGCTTTGATTTTGAGTTAGTAGATGAAAGTTAGAGCAAAGATAAAGCTATACCCACATCAAAAAGAATATGTTTTATCTAAACATCCAAGAACAGCAATTATTGCTGGATACGCTTCTGGTAAAACTTATGCGAATGTGCGTAAAACCTTGCATCTTTTAGAGTTACGTGAAGGGCAAGCGTTTATATTTTATGCAGCACCTACCTATGATATTATACATGCCACATATTATGCAGAGCTGATAGAAGCATTTGATCTTTACAACATTGCTTATCACGAAGACAAACAACACCACGAAATAAATGTTTTAACTCCAGAACTTAAAGGCACAATAAAGCTTGTATCAATGGAGAAGTGGCAAAACTTAGTAGCCTTTAATGCAACAGATGGGATATTAGATGAGTTTGATGTGATAAGCATTGATAGGCAAAGAAGGATATGGACACGTGCGTTAGCAAGACTTAGAAAGTGCGCAAATGCTACTCTGTCAATTACGACCACTCCCGAAGGGCATAAACTGTGTTACGAACTCTGGAAAGCAGGAAAGATAAAGAAAATATCCGCTTCAACAGAGGACAACCACAGCCTTGAAAAAACATACATAGACTCACTATATGATTGTTTTGATGAAGTTCACATACAGCTTTACGTTAAGGGCGAATTTGTTAATCTAAATGGCCTTCGCGCTATGTATAACTATCGCGAGGAAATGCTTATTGCACCTATTGACACCGCTGATATTCCCCACAATCTCATAGTAGGCATGGACTTCAACGTCAACCCATTTTGCCTTACTATCAGCTTTGAGGATAAAGACAAAAACCTTATCACGTTTGATGAGCTTTACATTCGCAATGCTGCCGGCTGTGAAGGCTATGGGAGCTTTACAGATAAAGCTATGATGCTTTTATTGCAGAAATACCCCAACTTATGGTATCAGAGCAATGTTGACAGCGCAGTTGGTAAAATCCACACTATCACCATTGCGCCGGATATGACAGGAATTGCTCGCAAAACACAGAGCAATATTACTGACATCGCTATTCTCAGGAAATATGGCTGCACTATTATTGGCACTGTCAACCCGCCTGTTTCCAGCCGGCTTAAAATAGCTAATATGGCATTTCAGAAAGGGCTTTGGAAACTGTGCAGTAATTGCAAAAACCTTATTCAGGATATTGAAATGTGTGTTACTGATGAGCATGGCGAACTGGATAAAACCGATAAAACATTGACACATGTGCTGGATGCTGCGACTTATCCAGTTTTCCAGAAATATAAACACTTAATCTTTACACAAAAACATGGCAGGATAGGATAGGATAGGTAAATGGCTTACGATATAGCAGCACAGCAGCGAATGGCTAAGGTCAATGATGATATACAGAGACGCAAGGACGCCACAAAAGCGATAGAATTCTACAATTTCAACCAGCTTGATCATGTAATTGAAAAGATTGGGAAGCTTTATCCCGAGACTTGGAATGACATCAAAGAATATGCGAAAAAGCTGGACTTGGTGCGATCCATTATTGACGACACGGCCATCCTATTCACTAAGCCGATTACTGTTGTTGTAGACGGCACTGATGCGCAAAAGACAAAAGCAGAGCAGATATTCGCTGGCTGCGAGCTCTGGAAAAAGCTGCTTATATCAGATCGGATGGCAGATTTGACCGGCAAGGTGGGGGTAGCTATTCACTGGCACCCGACCGATAAGCGGGTTGTTTTGGACGTAATAACATCTGACAAGTGTTTCATTGAGCAAGACCCGCAAGACCCGACAAAAGCGATCAAAGTCTATTATCAGGTTGGCACTATGCAGAATACAGCCCAAGCAGTGCCGGTAAATATATATTCATGTTGGACTGCTGATAGCTATTACGAAGTAGAGATCGGTCAAAACTATACAGAAGGAAAGAAGATCCCAGGATCAGAGATACCTAATCCTTATGGCAGGATTCCAATTGTCTGGTTCAGCAAGCGAATTGAGACTGACAGCTTTTGGGGAGATTATGGCAATGCCTTAGTTGAAACCTGCCTTAACCAATGTATCCGTGAAACAAACCTTGACATCACTTTAGATTTTCAGGCGTTCTCTACGCTGGTTACTTCCGGGTTGAATAGCAACGAAAAGCTGACCTTTGGTGTTAAGCGCAGGATTGACTTGCCGGTTAATGACACCGATGGCAAAGCTCAAGGCGAAGCTTATTACATTACACCCGACCCGAAGCTGGAGATTTTAGACGGCATCATCCAGAGACGCAAAATAGACCTTGCCAAAGAGAACGGCCTATCTGCCGAAGCTTATAACCGTGAAACAAGCAGCATAAGTTCAGGCTATCAGCTAAGGCTAACTAAGCAAGAGGTATTGAACGATAACGAGCTTAAAAAAGAGGTTTACCGGCCTGAGATTGTGATGCTTATTCACAACATTTTAGACTGCTACACTTACAACAGCCAGGATATGCGGTTCGATCCCGATATACCTGTCAAGATCGAATTTGGCAAGATCGTATTCGACACCAACCCTATTGAGCAGCAACAGATTTATACCCTGGAAATTGCCAATGGTCTGCGCTCCAGAATTGAGATATTAGCAGAAACACGACATATAACCAAAGAGGAAGCCGTTTTGCTTG